GGCGCCTCTTAGTAATTAAACACGAACAAAATTCCAGGCACTCAGCCCTTGAAAATTCATGATAAATAAAAAGAGGCCTTTTAGCCCAATCCCTGTTCCGGGACCCTATTAAAATAGTTAGCGCATTACGTGCGCACACGAGTTCATTTAAAGAAATGAACTAAAACTTCTATAATATTTACAAACAATTAAATGTATACATAATATAACAAGGGCACAGAGAATAATCAAAACGACTATCAAGCTTTCTACGAACTAATGGAGAAGACCTAACGTCATTGGCATAAACTCGCCGTACCGCACATCATCAGCTGCGGAGGTACTAACACCAATTTGTACTCCTAACGTCGCACCACTGACAATGCCATCCATCTTAACTACAATACACCGAACAGCCGTCGTATTATCTGGTTGCCCAATTTGATTTACCTTATACTCTCCCATTGAATAGTCGGGGATGACCACTTCCGCGATCCCCCCTTTAAACATCTGCATTCCTCTACCTCTGCTCACCAGTCCCGTCTGTGCAGGACCTGGTGCGCTTTGCGTAGCTGCTGTACCGATGTATTCTAACTCAGTAAGGATATAAAAAGGTAAGTCAGAAGGCACTACATCGAAAGTAGTCGAAGCTACTGGAAGTAAATACAATCTATGTATATTACCACCAGAGTAACCAAGCACACTTTGTCTTATCCAAGTATGGAAACTCCACCCAATATTAGCCACGCTCACATGCGAGTTAACATTCGGGCCGTAAACCGTACCAGCACCCGTCAAATTAAATTGGGGCGTAAAACCTTCTTCAGGTAAGAAAAAGTAGTTAGCATTGCCTAAACCAGTAAATTGCGTCGCAGTCTCATTATTTGCTTCATATGTAAGAACTGTTCTTTTAGCTAATTGACACAAACTATCAATACGCTCACCAAAAGTTGCACCCCCTACGTCAATTGCTCCCTGCACCTGGTAAAATTTATTAATAATAGCAGTTGTAGGCACTGCAAACTCCAAATTCGGTGCCGCCCTCATAAATAAATTCACGTAAGGAGCCGGCACTGTAGTTGATGGCCCATAAGGACCATCTAAAATGAAGTAAGTTACTACACAACCAGTTGTATCAGCAACATTTGGACCGACGACAGGGGCAAACTTTCTGTTGTAAAGATATGGGACTAAAACCTTATAATTGGTAGAGCCCGCCACCTCAACGACATGAGCAATGATAGATCCGTTACTAACAAAATTAGGCTGAACAGTAGTGCCTGGTGCATAAACATTGATACCAATACGAGTACGAATCAGCGGTGATGAGGTGAACACAAAGTCCAACTCCAAATCACCACGCCAATAAGCATACATAAACGCGACTGTAGCGAGGGGAGTTAAGTACCACGAACTCCCATTATTTTGAGTAGTGCCAGGGGAAATATAAACGGCACTATTCACAGCCAAATTTTGTGCAATATGTCCCCAACGACGAGTCAAATCGGTCAATTCATTAATAGGTTGACCAGGTAGATGACTATCCTCCATATTGTGTAGAGCTCTCATATCCGTATTAAGATGATAAGCCATATCCGATACTCCAGACATAGATGAAAAATCACCTATAGTCCTGGAAACCATCTGCGTAGACGGCCCTTCGGGTAAACGACTATATCCCATCCGCTGTGCGAAATTAGCTCCTTGTTTTGCAATCTCCGTAAATGAATTCATATACGGCACTCTTGAAAAGATCGATTGCGCAAATCTTAAACCAGATGAGATCACTCCGGGGTTATCTTCAACCCCTTGTGGCACCATTTGATAGAGCCGTAAGTTGGGATAACTGACATAGATATCGAAACTGGGCGTAGCACTTGTGATCCCGTACACCGAAACTATCGGCGAAATGGGCATCATCACAATTAAAAAATCATTCACTCCCTGTGACACATAATCCTCCGCAAAAGGAAAGTATAACTGAAGTTTATGATTACTAGCTGCGCTCACATCAATATCAACGTGTCTATAACCCGCTGACTTACTATAAATAAGATTACTTGGGACGGAATCTTGTAACGCTGCCGCGCGCAAGCCATAATTTGTGGGATCAACTTCCCTATTAGGCATCGCGAAGAAACGAATTAGACCGACCAAAGCGGAACTGCCTGAAAATGCTATTTCAACTTCCGGCGTCCCTCTCCACATCATATAGTTCCTCGTGTACGGCGCTAATGGATTCAATCCATTGTAAAGCGTCCAGCACGCAACCGGAACAATAGTAGTACTCGCTAGAGCTGCATTAACGGTCGCAATTTTCCTCGGTATAGAGAAAATAGTGCGATCTTCACGCGTTGGCTCCAACAACATAGTAGGGGTTCTACTACTTCCCCCTTCAACTTGACATTCTTGCGTACAAATTTGTACGGCGTCCGCTAGCACTGGTGGTGCTGATGTCTCGGACGTTGGTTTTGACATATTAATTTCAGTAGGAGATTTTAAAACAGTCGACTGACCTCCCAATCTGTCAACTTTAGCTTGTAACTCAATTGTAATATCTGTGCCCTTCCCGAACATAGTTACCATGTCCTTTAAATAAGGTGGTAGCACAGATAAGTCGCTTCCCTGATACGGAAAACTTAGGATTTTACCCTCATCCACACACATTTCTGGGCTGTGTGGTTCCCATATGGTAAGCATTCCCCTATCAAACATATTCAAATGAAATTTGAATGGTCTAACCGGGAGGTTAGCTTTCAATGCCATTTCCTGTAATTTCTCATAAAAAACAGGACCATGCAAGAAAGCTTCCTTTTCAGCGCATAACCAAGCCGCAAGATTTCTTTCTTTTTCCGGGATCTTAAGCCCTACAACAAAGCACAACGACTTAGCGATAGAATCCACCGCTAAAGCCCCAAACACCCTGCCTTCATAAACGACACTTGAGCGTTTCAAAAATGTTACCGATGGATCATCAATAGATTTCCAATCCATGGGTATATCTAACCTCTTGTTAGACGGGGTATAAGAATACCCTATCATTTTCAAAAAGAACACGTATCTTTCGATCTTAAAACGATCTAATTTAGTTAGCCTATCAGCTAAAACCAGCTTGTTGTCATCTCCCACAACCGGCATAAAATATTCGTTCACAAAATCTACTTGTGGCCACAACTTAACGTCAGGTGGACCGCACTCTGCGGTGTGACTTTCCACATATCTATCATATAAATCAATATATCGATTACCATGAGCTTCATAAAGAACCCATGAAATCGCCAATATCTGATTAATGACATCATTCACCTCAATAGTGTCTGATCTACCACTATTCAAAATAATATTACATAAAAACACGAAGCCTTCCATCTCTAGAAAGTACATGGAATGTAAATGGATTAATCTCATAACGATTACAGCATCTTCATAGCTATAACCAATATGAAGAGCCACGCAAAACATGGCAAACTCATACAACGTCATCATAGTCGTATGCGACATATCAAACCATCTAAAATCACCATCGTACAACTTAGAACCTGTAGCTCTGATCTTGCTCTCCATCTGAGCCCAATCATTACTACCTGGGTTCATATTCGCCATCTTTCCAGTAGACTTCCAATTATCACTTAACCAATTCATAATAGGGATTAAATATTGCCTTAAAGCGACATTCTCTGCTTTACCACAAGCGTAAAAGAAACGTCCGCCGCCAGCCTTATATTTTTCCTCACTAATCATCTCATCTTTCAAATTAGCCGACACTATATGCGGGATATTTTCTCCCGCTCTAATCGCCTGCATAATTTCATCGTATCTCTTATGAAACTCAGGGTGAAACACCCACTCCTCATCTTCTTTCCTTATAAGAGCTTTCTTATCAATACCCATACACTTAAAATATGGACCGACCGACGTATCATCCTTGATACCGTTAACTGCTGTACTCTCCATAGAACCAGCTAACGCATCATGATATGTCAACGGCTCCAATTTCCGTCCGGGTTGCGGTATCATATCAACCCATATAGCCACCGCATCTCTATGCAGCTTCATAAGTATTGGCTCAACCTTTCTGTTCAAGCGCGTGGTGACGGGGCTATTATACCCTGCCAGTTCTAACGCATGTCCAACGTGAGGTTGCACGTAATTTTTTCCTAATAACTCACTGAAAAATGGATACAATTCAGTTTTCCTTCCCGTCATCTTCTGATAATTCGGGGAATTCAACTTTCCTTTTATATCCATATCCATAGATATGCTAGTTTGCAAATCAAACAATTTTTGGTAATGGTAAGTATCACCGGGAGCCGAAACGGGTTTTAACCGCTCGACCAGTCCCTGTATAACGGGTCCTAAAGGTCTAACGTTCACCAACGTAACTAAACCTTTCGACTCATAGTGACGTATAACCACGTCCGCTATTTGTTTATTTAATCTTACCCCCACCGGGTGAACACCCCCTATAATAGCAACATGACTACCAAGAAAATCCCCCTCTTCAGAAACGTAAGGTAGACCACATTGTCCGTTCATAGTAATATACCCCCTCATCTCCAATAGTTTATCCTCACGACGATGAAACGTCACATCAGTTCCACAAAAAGTCCCTTTAAAAGGACCAGGTGAATCCGTCAGCTCCGAATAACAACCGTAAGGCTTCATAGGAAAGTTATGGCAAAAATAGAAACATCTATCATCGCGAAAACTATCCTCATAATAACATGAACTATCGGTAATAAACTTGAACACACTACCAAACCTTTCAATCTCTAGCGTCAATCCATCTTCAAACTGATTGCCACTATCCATCGGCAACTGAAACAAGTGCATAGGAATCGTCAATATTTCAGGGGTAAGAAAATTACCATGCATACGATACGCTATTCCTTTCCGAATCAGCGCAACCCTAACAGTATATTCCAACCGGGCATCTCCTCTTCCCACAGCATAAGCAGGTAGCCTCCTCCTACAAGGAACTACATACCCGCTCTCACTTTTCACATCCCTAACCGTACCCGACACTACCGCTTGATCAACACTAGAGGCGGACGCCACCGTCCGAAATAGATTCACAAACCCGCCGATCATCACACCGAAAGTTGCTATGGCTATCAGATCTCTCGTAACTCTCAACAAAGTAAATTTCTTCCAATCTTCACCTAGTTTATCACTAAGAGCGTCGCCTCTCTCATCAAACGCCGGGTAATACGTCATGACTTCTTCCTCTTCTTCAAGTTCTCCAGTATATCCTAGATGCACATCGACACCTCTAGAACTACTGGCGCCCTGCATAACCATACGTTTACTCCTCAAAACGGGCTGTGTTCGTGCAACCAAACACTCGCACACGCCCCCTTCTTCCAATGGTAAGCCATGAGCACATCTAAACAATAGAGGTTTAATCATATCCGCAGTACTATTCTCTTTAATCACCAAATTATTACAGAACGCTAAAGCTTCCTCCAAAATATACGTCTCGAACAATGCATGCTTAATCGTGAACTTAACCTCAAACTGCGCATTAACACCTTTTTTATTCTGTTGCGCCTCAGAATTATTCATATAACCTATAGTATACCTAAATGGATTTGCGACACCTTGATCAGGCAAATCGCCATCCATCATCATCTTAAGATATCTATTGGGTTCAATACCACTCCTCTGGTTACAATAGTCAAGTAACTCCTGCGTGTATTTCACACACACATTAGTATATCTCCTATCACACTTATCATTCCCAGCCGTCAAAGCCGACACAAAACATTCAACATTAGTAGAAAAGGCCACCAAATCTATATTAACACTGCTCTTGGCCTTATCATTCAAAGCTGCACAATTAAATTTATAAGGCTCCTTCTCAATGAATCCTTGTAACATATCTATAATTGGCACTTCCATATCCTCATCTTTCCTACTAATTTTATCATCACACACAACCGCACAAGCCGCAGGCGGTACTACACTAAATTTATCACCCGGACTATATCTCACTATTACATCAACATCGCTCGGGATCTCCTTCCTAAATTTAAGTGCTTCGACTAATTCTTTCACGAAAAACGTCTTACCGCTACCCGAATCACCATACAGGATAAATCCCATAGGTGAAACTTTCGCCGAAGCATAAGAATTCTTATAGTTATGAAGTGCATCCAATAGCCTCCTAAAACAATCGCCAAATCTAATATCACCTTTAAAATTATCCTTCTTACTGTCTCCATGCAATTTATCTCTGAAAACAACTATCTCAGCATATTCCTTAAAATTTTGCTTCGACAGTCTATTCCTATCTGCAGCTTCCAATTTGTCAATATAAACATCACATAGATCACACGAAGACACAACAGGATTCCGGCCAAACAGGTCTAAAGGGTTACCTGTTTTCACGAACGCAGAAATTCTCTCACACATAAAATTAAATAAATCCAACACTGAAACAACGACGTTCACACTAGTCTTCAAATCCACACCTCTATCTCTAATACTAGTAAGTGCGAATCTTTTAGCCATGTCCAAATCCTTGAAAAAGCTCGAAGCAAAGAAGGACGATACTATCAGACCTATCTTATCCGCTAAAGGAGATTTCATCATCTCTTTAAATGAATCCAAGATATTTACATCCTCAATCCCTTGTTTTACTTCTACTTCAATCACCGTCGCAAATATTGGAAACTTAAATATGACCCTTTTCCAAAAGGACGTCATACACAAACGCAATACAGCTGACATCCACAAAGAATACATAGCATCCGAGGTGTCAACCATACTCAAATGTATCAGATCCGACAAAGCCAAAAGAGCTGCAAAAGTATCGAAATTAAATAACAGATCCGTCAAATCTGCTAATCCTTCAATCACTTTATTAGTTCTACTCAAATTCCTCATAAACCTCGTTAAATTCGTCCATGTCTCCAATATATCACCACCCGGACCTTGTTTTTCCAGAGCAATAGTCGTAGATGCAGCCCGCAAACACGTCCTACTCCCAAAAAAGAATCCAACTTGATTTCTCCAAGATCCTGGCACGTGCTTCCGTAGCACTTCGTTATAGACCACTTCAGCATGCTCCTCAACTACAACTCGTTTAAACAGTAAAGCATGTTTCTTCAAAAAACCATGTAAGAAAACATGCATAACATTATTAAACGTCTTCTGCATATCCGCACTATAGATCTCTTTGTCCATCAACTGTCTATGTATCTTACGACGTCTATAAACTTTCTCATCTTCATCTAAACACAAGTCCTCAATATCATCAATTGGTACGCCTTTACCTTGTAACATAATTTCTTGAAACATATCTGCAAGACCTTCATACTGTTCTGGCTTCTCCTCAAACATGTCCGCCAGACCTTCATACAAAAAGAAGTCTTCGTCATCAGCTTCATAACCACCAACATTGCTACCCCTATCGTCGTCAGGGGTAAAGTCATAGTAATCCCATTCTAACTGATAAGCGTGTTCTTCAGTCACATACTGTTTAACACATCGATTATCATTCACCATCCATTGGGATATATTCAATATCGCCTCTCTGTCCAGTCTAGGTTCAAAATCGCTTCTCAATCCACACAGGACAAAGAAGAAATCTATCAACCGCTGAGTTGGCAAATAAAAACTATCGTGGGTTAATAATCCTTCTTTCATCATGAAGGCGTACTTTTCCTCATACAATAGCATTCGTATATGCAAACCGCGCGTCAATTTGTCAATCTTAGTCAAAAATGCGCCATCAGGTTGCATCATCAACTCATCGACCCTTCTCATAACTGGGTCATCCTCATCATCATATATCAATATCTTATCCTTATTAAGTTTATAAGCATATTGAAGCATACACGACACACTCCCAGTCTCCTCCAATACCTCTTGCATTGCTGCATTAGTACGAGGGTCAACCGCATATTGCACCTGTTGTAAAGTTTCGGCTCCCGCCACGATAGGTTTTGATCCTACCGTTAATCGATTTTTCTTTAAGGTAACGTTCGATAAAACGTGTCGAGTTTGTCTCTCGATCCAGCTTTTATATATATTAGTTGTATCCATGTCTTTGGCAACGAGGCCGAGTTTAGCAATAGTCTAATTATAATAGTTGGGGTTTGGGTATCAAAAGAATCCAAAGCCACTAAATATAACTCGATGCCAAGTGTAACTGCAAAATCACACTCCGCGCATTCATTTAATTCAATAAGTAGTAGTAAAATTAAAATCTTTCCGTTAACATTACAATAGGTTTCTCATCCTCAAGGGAGAGTAAACTTCTCGTATGTAACGTACTAAAATCCAATTCAATATAAAACGCTTTATATAAGCACCTTCTTTAAAAAGAAATACAAATTATAATCATTAAATCAACATAAAATTGCCTGCAATAGTAAACTAAGCAGGGTTATGTATAAAGTAAATCATATAATCATCCATTCAAAATAAATTAAACACTCATAGACACCTAAGGTTAGGGTCTGATAACAAATATCGACATAAAGTCCCTATTTTGTTATTGTTATCATCATAGCATACCACAACAATGTGGCAGAACATTATAAAATCTGCGTATTAAACAAATTTCGCTTAACATTCAAAGCGGAAAAACATCCTGGGGGATTAACC